CTTATCTTTATTATTTCTATATCCCTTTTTGGGGATTACAAACATACAAAAACTTAAGTACTTTATTAAAATATTTAATGTTGTCGATCTTTCATTTATTTAATGGCTATTATTACCATGCTAGAAATTTCGATTACTACCATGCTAATGATCCTATTTTATAAATCATTCATCCATAATGTTTTAAATTAAATTATTTAGCCTACTTACCAGTGGTTAATCTCAGTCTATAACCACTATAAACATTGTTACTGAACCCCCTTTATCTAGTTTAATTACTAGTTAAACAAAGCACTATTTTTCAATAATTTTTAATGATAAAATTATTAGGTACGCTTACCTTTAATAAGCCGAGTTTTGTTTGACCCTTAAGGTCTTCATTGTTCATTCTCTAAATATGAACCGCTAACCTAATTTAGCGTAAGTGGAATATAAGCACCTCAAACTTATATGAACATTCTACATAACACCTCACGATACCCTTATTAGTGAAAAGGCCGTGAATGCAGATTTCCCGAACTCTTCTGCCGTTTGTTCTTGACGTTACAATAGACACCCCTCCCTTAATTTTTTCACTATGGTCACAATTACGGGAAACACGATTTTAAAAACTCAAGTCGCCAATGCCTTTAACCAGGAAACCGCGCAATGCCTTAATGCTACAAATGCTACAATTGTTACTGATACTGCTTATTTGTATAATCATTCATTTTTAAAAAATTCCAAAAAACAAAATAAAAATTTAAAAATCGAAAAAGAAGAAAAAATTGATTTTTCTAAATTTCGCTTGCAATCTGGAGATTCAGAAAGTTCAGTTGATTTTTCTAAATTCAAAGTCCAAGTTGGTGATCAAGAATCACCTTCCTGGTATAATGAAAATGAATCTCATTTTGAACAAGATTACAGACAACTTGAAGAAATGTATATGTATATTGAAATTGAAGAAATGTCTCAACATGATTTTCCAATTTACAAACCAAATAAATCACAAAAGAAAAATAAACCACGTGATATCAAACGATATTGTGCAAAAATGGATTATGATTCTTTTAAAAATTTGAGATTGCAAAGCGCTGAAGAAGAATCTTATTCTTTTGATGTCACAAGTCTCAAACAAAATTTATTTGAAAAATTTGGAGCTTCACAACAAACGACATATTTTATTCATGTTTGTGAATCTATTGGTATTACTGCTCATTATTTAAGTAAAGCCACCTGCAAAGCTGATGTTTTGATGGCTTTTGCCAATTTAACAAAACATCATCTTAAAGATAGAACACTTTGTTCTTCCGAAAATTTGAAGAAGATTAATAAACTTATTAACACACTCTTTAAAAGACAAATGGAATTACAAAGTTCTCATGATGAATTATTATTTACTCTTCGTAATTTATTAAACAATTATCAAGTTGTGAAAAAATCTCCTGTATTTAAAAAAGTTTTCCGCCTTTTTAATTATTTCTTAGCTTTAGAAATTTTCCAAAAATGTGGACTACCAATTACTTATTCTGGTTATAATAAACTAGAACAAGAGATTCACAAAAAGAAATACCATCTTGGTCCTGATTTTGTTTTTAGTTTACTAGATACAACTTTGTTTTTATGTGAACGTGGTTCACAATGTTGGAGACAAGGTTCTATTGAACCAATGTTTCATTCTGGTTCATCTAATGCTGAATGGTTTGACAAAACAACTACTATTAAAAGACAAGCAATAAATCTTCATAACCCTGTTCTCAATGAAGTTTCTGAATCCGAATTTTTAAGTAATTTGGACGAAGTTATTGAAAAAGGACAATCTATTTACAAATTTGCTTCAATGCTGAGTGATTTTGATAAAAGAATGGTTAATGAACGATTGAATGATATGCTAATGATAAAATCCGAAATTTTATGTTTAAGATTTGCAAATGAATCGAGACAAGTTCCTTTTTCCGTTTTATTACATGGTGAGTCTGGAATTGGTAAATCTACTGTTAAAGACATTTTATATTATGTTTTTTGTGAAACAATGAATTTACCTAATACAGATGATTATAAATACAACCGTAATCCTATCTCAGATTTTTGGGATGGATTTCGATCAAGTATGCATTCTCTATTTTTAGATGATGTAGGTTTTATGCATCCAAATAAGGCACCAAATGGTGATAAATCTTGTTTGGAATTTATTCAAGTTATTAATCCTATGCCTTTTGTGCCTAATCAGGCATCATTGGATCTTAAAGGAAAAACGCCTTTTCGAGGTAAATTCGTATGTGCAACAACTAATGTTAAAAATTTGAATTCTCATCATTATTTTTCTCATCCATCTGCTGTGCAACGAAGATTCCCTTTCATTATTACTCCTACACCAAAACCTGAGTATACAACTGAGGGTATGTTGGATTCAAAGAAAGTACCTCCTGCTCGAGATGATCAATATGATGATCTATGGACGTATAGTGTTGAACGTGTTTACACAGTGCCAATTAACGGTCGTGAAGTGAATGCAAAAATTGTTGCAGATCCTGAACTTCAGGATATGAACCAAAAACAATTTTTGAAATGGTATATCTCTGCAATTAAACAACACTTTGACAATCAGAATAAAATGACAAATTCCATCAAAATGATGAAGGAAATTAAGTCTTGCAAAACATGTAGTTTACCTTTAAAAATTTGTGATTGTAATTTTCAATGCCTTGATACACTTGCTAAGCTCACCTCTACTATTGATTCATTTTTAGGTATCATATTCTTTTTCAAAATATGGGCCTTTTGTATGCGATTTAAGAGGAATACTCAACAAACCAGAGAATATTACACTAATTTGGGTAACCGAATAAATGGATATTTAGATACACCAAAATTTTTTGCTTTCTTAGCAAGTATTATTACCGGTGCCATTATCATCTGGAAATTGAAAACAAATTTAATGTCTATGCAAGCTGCTGAAGGTGAACGACCTACTGGCAATGAAGAAAAAGAGAATCCTTGGTATAAGAATGATTATGAAATTACCAATTTTGATATTTCAAGACAAACTCTATCTTGGAAAGATATGGAAGTTGAACAATTGATTAAAGTTCTCTCTAACAATACTATGACTATTATTCAACATTACAAAACTATTGGAGTCAATCGAGAGCGTTATGGAAATGCCCTTGCTATTGAAGGTCATAAAGTTATTGTTAATTTACACACTCTTAAAATGGATGAGGAAATTATGTTTTTCACAATTATCAGACAAAGTTCTGCTGATGGTGTAAATCAAAATATTTCTTTCCAAATGAAGAGAGATGATATTCAAGTTTTTTCTGATCATGACATTGCTGTACTTAACGTCACCCAACTACCACCATTTAAACGTATAACAAATTTATTTCCTAATAAAGATTTCAACGGATCTGGAAAAGGATTTATTATGTCTAAGCGTAAAGATGGTACTCAAAATAAAATCGATTTTATTCGTGCAAAACGCACTAATGGAGTTGATTTTTCACATTTTGATAAAAATTCAAAATTAGTTCACGATGTCTATACCGGACAAGTTGATACTAGTACTTTGAATGGTGATTGTGGTGCTCCTTATATTCTACTGACTCCTATGGGACCAGTTTTATTAGGAATTCATGTTGCTGGTTATGATGCAGTTGCTCAATGTCTTTTCTTTGATAAAGAAACAATTGAGCTATTTATTGCTAATGATACCAAAATGAATAAAGGAACTCCAATGATCTCTTCTAAAGAAATTACAAGAGAAGTTGGACCTTTAGCCAAAAAATCTGTATTTAGATATATTCAATCTGGATCAGCCACTATTTATGGTTCATTTTCTGGCTTCAAAATTACACCCAAAACACGTGTTGAAAAGACTCCAATGAACGCCTTTCTTCAAGAACATGGTTATTCAACTAAATTCACTCAACCTGTTATGGGTGGATGGAAACCTTGGAGAATTGCAGCCTTAGATTTGGTGAATCCAGTTGTTGATATTGATTTGAATACTCTTCATATTATTTCTGAACAATTTACTGAAACTATTTTAAAACAATTGCCACAAGAAGAATTAGATTTATTATCTGTTTATGATGATTTTACCGCACTTAATGGTGCTGCTGGAATCACATATGTTGATAAAATGAATCGTAATACTAGTGCTGGTAATCCTTGGAAAAAATCAAAAAAGTTCTTTTTAACTGCTATTGCTCCGGAGGGAGATAATCTAGATCCTGTTGAAGCATCACCAGAAATTATTGAACGAATGCAAGAAATTATCGAAAAATATAAGAAAGGTGAACGTGCACATCCTAATTTTTGTGCCCACTTGAAAGATGAACCTGTCACATTTGCCAAACAAAAACTTGGTAAAACGCGAGTTTTTTCCGGCGCACCTTTTGACTGGAGTTTAGTTGTACGAAAGTATTTCTTGTCTTCAATTAGAGTTATTCAACGTAATAAATTTATTTTCGAAGCTGCTCCAGGAACTATTTGTCAATCTCATGAATGGGGTGATATTTATCGATATCTCACCACTTTTGGTACTGATAGAATTGTCGCTGGAGATTACAAAGCTTATGATAAAAGAATGCCACCTGCATTTATTATTGCTGCTTTCAAAATAATGATTTCTATCTGTAAGAAAACTGGAAAATTTGATGAGGAAGATATTTTAATTATGCAAGGTATTGCTGAAGATACAGCTTATCCTTTGACTGATTACAATGGCGATCTTGTTGAATTTTATGGCTCTAATCCTAGTGGACATCCTTTAACAGTTATCATAAATTCTTTAGTTAATTCTTTGTATCTACGATATGTTTATTATATGATGAATCCTGAAAGCGAAGTCTTAACGTTTTCTGAAAATGTTAAATTGATGACTTATGGAGATGATAATATTATGGGAGTTTCCCCTAATGTTCCATGGTTCAATCATACAACTATTCAGGAAAATCTTTCAACTATGGGTATTACATACACTATGGCTGATAAGATTTCTGAAAGTGTTCCATATATTAACATTAAAGATTCATCTTTTCTTAAAAGAACATGGAGATTCAATGAAGAATTGGAAGAATATCTCTGTCCTCTTGAACATGAATCCATTGAAAAAAGTATGATGATTTGGACTCGGTCCAAAACCATTTGCTGGGAAGAACAATGTTTAGCTATTATTTCCTCGGCAGTACGTGAATACTTCTTTTATGGAAGATCTGTTTATGAAAAGAGATCCAAATTATTGCAAGAATTGATTCATCATTTAAAAATTAATGAATATGTAATGTATGATAAGAATGGACAAAGTATTACTTTTCCTACCTTTAATGCGCTATGTGAACAATTCAAAAAAGCTGGCCATTAGGCCAAACATGGGGCTTGTAGATTGAAGTCCTTTTAAACCAAAAGAATCTCGTAACTTACAGTTACTTAGAAGAAATATAAGATACTGGAATATTTCTTTGATAGGGTAAGTTTCGTAACCCGCATGGGCGTTCCCCAAAGTTCCTATTTAGGAAAGGATCCTGCTGGTATCCAATGTATCAAACACTATGATTATGTCCGGGTTGACGTTCTCGCTGGTGTATAAACAACTAACCTGCCAAAACATACTTTACCAAACGTGTTGACATCCCCACGAAAAATGTGTTGCACAGGCAAACTTCCTCCTCGATGGAAGCCCCGAACACAATTGATCTTCAATCAGATAAAACACAGAAAATTCTTCAACAATATTCGCATTTTCTCATGCCATCGCATACGACGGCGCTTCATGAAGAAAGTGAAATTTTTTGCGAAAAATCTGCTACAAATTATCTTAATGAAAATCGTTTTGGAAATTCTCTACAAAGCTATTGCATAATTCAATCTGGTTTAACTACTACTACTGAATCTGCAACTGAAGAAACTGGAGAAACACAGGAAACTATTAAATTTAATGATAAATCAAAATCTATTGCTATACATGCCCCTCCTATATTAGATGATTCTATATATGATGGTTTTTCAGCAAATGTTGATTTAGCAACTTTCTTAGCAAGACCTGTATTAATCAGTACTTTAACATGGACAGATGGAGCAATTTTGGGACCTACAAATATTTTACCTTGGAGTGATTATTTTACTACTCCAGCTATTTCTAGAAAATTACAAAATTATGCTTATCTTTCAGCTAATTTAAAAATTAAAGTTATAGTTAATGCTTCACCTTTTTACTATGGATATGGTTTTTGTACATACGTGCCGTATATCAAAAACAATCCTGGTGCCCTAGCTGGGCCTATAGAAGCAGAAGGAGTAACAATGGCGGCCACATGTCGTCAAAGAATTGATATTCTTCCTTCAAAGTCTCAAGGTGGAGAAATGTTATTGCCATATATCAATGCAAAAAATTGGTTACGTATTGGAGTCTTACAAGATTTTAATGATATGGGACAGTTACAAGTTTGGTCCTCAGATGTTTTAGCTTTTGCTAACGCTGCTGCAGGACCTAATGTGACTGTACAAATTTTTGCTTGGGCAGAAGATGTTAAGGTATCAGGTCCAACTTCACAATTACCCTTTCAAGCTGGTAAGGATGAGTATGAGGATACTGGACCAATTAGTGGAGTTGCTAGCAATGTTGCTGGCGCAGCTGGTGCTTTGGCATCTTATGTTCCACCACCATATGTGCCTTTTGCATTAGCTACGCAGCTTGGTGCAAATGCTATAGCATCAATGGCGAAATTATTTGGATACACTAATGTTCCAGTAATTGATGACGTTGCTGCTTTTAAGAATTTGCCTTTTCATGCAATGGCTTCCAGTGAGATATCATGTCCTTTTGAGAAATTAACTGTGGATCCAAAGAATGAATTGACCATTGATAATCGCGTAGCTGGTGGAAAAGGGGTAGATGAATTAACTGTTTCATATTTATGTGGAAAGAAGAATGTTATTTCTTTACCTAATTGGACTTCAGCTAATACACCTGGTGCTTCTATAGCAGTTATAAATGTATCTCCTATTATTTATATGACTGCAACTGGCTTTGCTCCCTCTATAGGAGTAGGTTCGGCGACCCCTTTATATACTATTCCTATGACACAAGTTGCGCGTTGTTTTAATTACTGGCGAGGAACAATGGTTTATCGATTCAAATTTATTTGTTCACAATACCACCGTGGGCGTATTGCAGTATTATGGGATCCTGCACATGGTACTGCTGCTGATTTTGATTATACAGTTAATTATTCACGAATTGTAGATATCGCTGAAGAAACAGAAGTTGAAATCCGAGTACCTTTTATGCAAGCATATCCTTATTTGAAAACTGGTTTTTCTCAATTACATATGAATGTATCTACTTTGAATGCAGTAGCTACTAATATGAATACAGAATTTCATAATGGAAGAATTATTCTTAAAGTATTGACAAAACAAACTTCACCTGTTGCTACAGCAGATATCTTTGTATACGCTGAGGTTTCTATGGAAGATGCAGATTTTGCTTCTCCAAGAGATGTAGATGATGGTTATACAACAAAAACATCGTATTTGCCTATTCAATCAGGATCTTCTGAAGAAGCTGATGTCGTTACAGATAATATTGCAAAAATGGAAATTAGACACAATCCTAATTTACACAAAATTTTCAATGGTGAGTGCATACGTTCCTTGCGATCTCTGTTTCGACGAAGGTGTTATTATCGATCTTTAAATTTTGCTGGAAATATAACTGGTACTACTTATCAGGCAATATCCACATTAGCTCGAAGACCAGCTTTTTATGGTTATGATGTCAATGGTTTTAATGATATTCAACGAATTACTGTAGCAGGTAATCATGGATTCAATAATGTTAATCAACCATTGCAAAATCATTTTGAACCATGTTTTGTTGGTGTTCGTGGGTCACAAAACTATGAAGTTAATCTTAATACAAGTTCAGCTGTTATTGATACTTTGGCCGTTAGTCGGTTTTTGGGTGCAGTAACTTCATCTTCATATGATGATAATCTATTTACAACTAGCAATACCCAAGATTACAGAATGAATCTCGCTATGCGAACTGGAACTTTTCTTGGAAAAACTGGTGTTGCTTTGACTAACACTCGAACACAAACTGGTTTACAAGTTCAAGTTCCAATGTATTCTCGACATCGATTCTTAAGTACTGATCCACTCACACGAAATTTGGGAGAATCTTCAGAAGAATCAAATGCAGATAATATAGTTTTATCTTTCAAAGCGCAACCTACCATTGATCAGAATCCAGAAAATATAGAACTTGATCTATACACTTCAATTGGAACTGATTATCAATTGTTGCATTTTGTAAACGTGCCATCCTTTTGGATTTATGGCACAACCCCTATCCCTCCTTAGAGGGGTACTAAGAGTTGCTTACTCTCTATAAAAAGTAAATCACGGTTTCTGACGCCGTGTCTACGTTTATCGCGTAAATAAACTACCAGAATATACTTGAACCATTTCATTTTATGAGATGGGCTAAAACAAAGAGGTTTTAAGCTTCACAGTATATTCTGTGGAGTGGAATTTTCCTTCTCCAAAGTGAGTTTAGTCCTAAT